GGTACAGCAACAGTCCATCCATTTAAATTGCCTGCAACATCTTCTGTAAGAGCACCAGTAGCAAAAGTATAAGTCAAATCTCCACTAGGTACAGAAGGAGCGGAATTTGTAGTTGTTGCTTTATAAACTTCAAGACCTACATTTCCAGCACTTCCTGCTACACCATCTTTAAGTAGTGATAAACTAATTGTATCAGTTTTTTGTTTTGCTGTATTAGAAGGGTCATTTTTCTCTCGTACAGTTACAGTAAATACTGGAAAAGTAGAAGTATAAGTAACTGTATCATCAAGAGTAAGGGTGCGAGTATTTGAAGTAGAAAAAGCTGTGTCTGCACTCTCATCTACAAAAGAAAATCCTGCTCCAGTTACTTGAAACTCAGGATTTGAAAACCCTGTAGTAACTACAGTCAGCGTAAGTGTAGAATTTTCTGTCCAATTTTTACTATCATCAGCATTGAATAACAAGACTCCTGGCTCTGCTGACATTTTAACAAAGCGAATAGTTTGAGCTAAATCAGGATTTAGATTAAGATTTACAGGAAAGTATTTGAACGTTCCACTATCATTTCGTATCTGTGCAATTACTGCGTCTTGATCTTTATCAAACTTGAAAGTATTTTCGTATGCAGTTGTTCCGGCAGAAATGGCAGTAGTAAAGCTTTTATCAATTCTTACGTCTGTGTCTGAGGCTACATATGCTACTTTTGCAGCTTGAGTACTGCTAAATTTAATAATATCTCCAACTGATAACTCACTAGAGAAAGATGTAGAGGATCCTACTACTCGATTAGAATTTGCTGCAACACTTACAGTTCCCGTAAGGGCAGTCCAGTTTCCTGTATGAGTTGTATTGCCTGTTCCTGCATCGTAAAAATAGCCATAGCCTAAGTCATCATCTTGATAAAATTTTATTAATTTAAGAGGATCAGTAGCATCTGCATCAAACATTATATAATGAGAAGATACCTGCTTATCAAATTCAGTAGACAGCCCCGAAAAATTTACAGAAGCAATATTCGAACAATCTTGAGTATATTCAGTTCCGGGACTACCATCAAGCTCTCTTACAAACTGAGGGTCTCCTGCAGGAGAAATAGCATATTCTTGATTTTCTATAGTGAATACTCCTGCAGCAGTTATAAAAGCAGGAGAAGAAATAGTTGCACCTAAAGCCATTCCAAAACCTCGTGGTACAGCTTGTTTTGCAGGATCTTGAACAGTAAAAGTAGTTTTTGTTACTGCTGATCGTTTCCCTTGAGAAATAGTACGAACACCTATAGTATATGTTCCGGGAGGAATATCCATTCCTCTTAAATATCTTGTATCTTTTCCAACAACAAAAGGACTCTTTTCTGAAGCCACATTATGTTCTATCTCATACCCGTCTACATAGGGATATAGGGAAGTTGCATTCCCTGACTGAGTAGGAGCATCCCAAAAAAGTTCTACATCATCTATAAGTTGGCCCGGGCCTAAGTCTGATACATACGCATATACATTAGTTGGCGCAGGAACAATATCAGTAGTTTTAGGAGTAGGAAATACAGGATCTTGAACTTGTAGACTAAAAAGATCAGATTCTACTGCTGTAAATTTTTCATTATAGTGTTCTACTGCTGTGATTCCGTAGAGGGAAGAATCTTCTTGAGAAATAGAAAGGATTTTATACTCTTTCTTAGAATCTAAAGTCGCTACTTCAGAGACAATTTCTTTTAACACCCATACAGTTTCTGCGTTTGGAGTTGCAGAAAAAGCAGTAGATACTGTTAAAGAGGTTATACCTGTGCCAGAAGAAGTAGAAACTGTTTGTTCTTCCGCACGAGTATAAGGCTTCCAATTAGTAAGAACCGGATTCCCACTATCGTCCACTAAATTACTTGCTGTGCTTTCTGTAGTAATAGCACTGCCGCCTGCATCGGTTAGTATTAAGTCACCATCTTCATAAGCAACTCCATTAATAGTGGCGGATTCTTGTGCAAGAAAAGTTGCAGGCTCTTCTATAAGAACACTTAATTTATAAGCAGAACCAGAAACTAATTCTATTTCTCTATCAAGAGGAAGAGTTGTAGTATTTCTTGTACCTGTATTACTTACTCGTCCACTATATAATGTATGTCCTGGATATCTATCAGCGTCTTGGATATTTATAATATCTCCAGGTATTAGAAATGCAGCATTAATAGAAGTTTTAAAAGATACTACTTCGGTCTGATTAATAGCAGTCCAAAGCTTCCATCTTCCATAACGTATAGCTTGGCCTTCAGATGTACATCCAAAAGCTACTACATCTTTACTAATTATTTTTCCTGTTTTTACTATATTATCTCTATCTTCTAACACTAAATTAGAAAGTTTATAGTCATTATCTGGATTATTCCATTTTACAACAACTTGATTAAACTTTGTTTTAGAACCAGAAGATTGATATGAAAAAGCTCCATCAATCACATTTGCTTTAGAAAAGTTATATACCGAATTAGCTGCTTGATCTATTACAGGATATACTTCAGAATCTAGCCAGTATAACATTCCGTTGAATACTGTTGCTAAATCTTTTATTACCTTGAAAGCATCAGTTGCTTGAGTTAAATAGGTATTTGTAGTGTATCGAGGTTCTGTGCTTCCATTGCCATCGTTTACCATCTCATCACAGTATCTTGCAATTCTGTAAAGAGCAAACTTATCTATTTCAGTCGAGCCTATCCAGTTTCCTAGACCATAACGGTTGTTTGTGAGAATATCATAAAATATCCAAGCAGGATTATTTGTATAAACTTTTTGTGCTCGAAAATTTCCATCCCAATCTTGATAAGAAGAAGTTATAGCTCCTGTACTTACATTACGAGTATACTTTGCTTCTTTTCCGTCATTTTCATCACGAGTCACATAGTTACTTGGTACTAAAACTTTTAGTCCTTTACAGTGATAAGTTCTCTGAGGTAATTTATTATTAAAATCAGATGCTCTGGCTTGCACTTTTGCCATAGCAGTAAGAGGATATCTTAAGTTTTCTTTAATAATTGAGCTTAGAGAAGTTACAGAAACACTAGAAGCGGTGCTATATCCTTCCCCTTCAGACAAATCACCAGTAGTAGACCAAGAATCATAAGCTACATCTTCATTTGTAGAACGAACAAATTTTATTTTGAAATCTTCAAAAGGTGCATATTGCTTTAAGTCAAAAGTCTCTTGTATAGTTAAAGGAGCATTTGATTTTTTATAATGACGAATATCAGGTAAGTTAATATACCCCTGATAGACTCCACCTCTTTTTATATTTATCTGAACAGTGTATAAAACTGTGGCTTCAATATTTGTCGCCCCTGCTGCAAGTTCTCTATTCCATATTTGAGGGTATGTAAAAAATACACGAGCTTCATCCACTTCCTCTGCTTGTGCAGAAGTTAATCCAAATCCTGTTGCGGAAGTGCCTTCAAACTCAGCTGTAGGACTTCCACTACCATCACTAAATTTAGATATAGTAGTAGCAGAGAAAGATGCTCCGGGGCCTATAGCCGTATTATTAATTCCTGTACCTGCAGAATCTAAAAAGCTGTCTTGTCCAAGAGTTCCTGTTCTAAACTGTAATACTGTATTTGGCTTCTTACTATATAAATTTATATTATCAATAAGGCTGTGAGAAGAATATGTTCCAGAACCTAAATCGCACTGATAATCCCCGTCTGGTCCTGCAAAATTACTTGCCAAAGTAAGAGTACTTTGATCGGACGCAATAGAAGATATTTCTAACTTTCCATCAATGACAACTGTATAAGTTCCATCAGTATATAAGGGATTTATGTCAGATCCTACAAGTGACTTGCAATATCCTACTGTAGTAGAATCTTTACTATCTAAATATCCTTCAAAAATAGTCTGACTATTACTGTCTACAAGTCTTACAGTAGCTACTGATTTAAAATTTGTATTATCATAAATATAAGCATCTGCCCAAAATGCAGAAGACGTAGTAATCTTTACTCCTCTAGAGGATCCGATACCCGTCCACTCTACTGCGGAAGCAGAGGCGGAAGAATCAAAACTTCTTACAATTAGATATTTTGTGCCATTTTCATCAAGAACTATATCTTTTGTGTAGTTGTTTTTATTTATGGTAACGGAAGAAGAGCCATTAGTAAAAGTAAAAGTTACTCCAGTTTCTGAAAGCCTAATAGTAGACTGTTCATTTGTTTGCATGGAATCCCCGTCTAAAAAGACTGAGCTTCCTCCATCTACTAACCCATAAATAGGACCTTCTGATATAATATCAGTAAAAAGAGCAGTTTGATCTCTTGAAAGTCTTGCAGTGTCTTCTGCTTTTGCACTTTCATAGTTTGCTAAATCAACAGCGGATTGATCTCCTTCAGTGTCCTCATCTCCAGTTGTACTATTATTACTATAAGGACTAATAGTAGTAAAAGTATTTAAATGTCCCTCTTGGGAAACTGATGTTTGAGCCTGTTCTATAACTTTATCACTTTGCAGCAATTCAAAAGATACAGGATACCCCGGGACTCTAAGTTCTCCATACAATAAAGGAATTGGTAAACCTTCTGCTATATTTCTTTCACTGCCATTAAATAAATAACCTTCGTCTTGCTGGTCCACAGAAGGATCAGGAGCCATTAGCTCAGAAAGGCCTGTAATAGCTAAGTTAGTAGCAATTGAAGCCCCTAAATAAACTCCGGCTTGAGCAAAACCTCCTGCAATTCCCGTCATACCTTGAGCAGTGCTAAAAAGGCTTGCTCCTCCAACCGGTATAAACAAAAGAGCAAACATTGCTGCAGCTGCAAGAATTTTTCCCATTCCAGAACCAGATCCTGCAGGTATAGCTGAAATTATTATATCACCTTTAAGTACAGGTAAAAAATATTCTTCGGGAGAATCTATATCAGAGTCTTGTGTATCTATTAAAAAGTGATAGCCCTTTTCATGGCATTCAATGAGATATTCTTTAAAATCTGGACGATTCGCATGAATACAACGAACAGCATCTTGTACACTGTCTCCATAAAATGTAAAAGACTCTCCAAAGCGAAGAGCCATATCTCCCTGTAAATATATTTTATGCGAAATTTTCATATTTTCTGCCAACTATATTAAGAACTCTTTTTTTAGGTTCAATTATTTCCAAATCCATACTAGGATAACTAAAAATGTAGTAAGGTATTCCTACAAAATCGCAATGCTTTTTATCATTTTCACTTGCTGTACAAGGCAAATCAGGATGACTATGTACTATACCTACTATTTTATATTTCTTTATTACATTTATATATTCTTGTGGGTCTATTACAAAATCTTCGTCCTTGTTAGCTACATTTGTACAAGGAATCCATTTAACTTTATAATTTTTTTCAACTAATACTCCGCAGCCTTCTTTTGGATACTCTTTAGTAAAATGTTCTAATATTTCTTGAATCATCTAAATTTCATACTACCTATAAATGCTCCGAAAGGAAGAGCCTTAGAAGTATTTTTTGTAGTTGAAGGAGCTTGATTTCCTGACCCTAAAGATGCTGGAATAAATTGAAATCTACATTTACAAGAGTCTAAAGTTTTTCCACAAATATCCCCTCGTTTCCAATATGCAGAACCAGATTCCGGGGCATTGCCAGTAGTGGCTAAAGTACAGACCCATACTGTTGTTTGTCCTCCTGAAGTATATTCAACATATTGTCCTGCACTGTATGTAGTAGCAGCACTATAAGTACCATACTCAAAATAATCAGTTCCTGCAGTTCCCCATCCAGTCATTGTAGTTCCAGTAGGAACAATAGGTTTATTATCTACAGAAAAATATGCTTTATGAGAGTTTACACTTCCAGAGCCATCTGCATAATCTATTGTGCTATTCTTATTCCAAGTACATCCTCCAGACAGACCTAAGCTATGTCCTTGATAAATCCAACTACAATATTTTCCTATTACTGTTCTATTAGGAATTTTTATTCCTGATAAATCAAAAGGAGAAGCTAATTCAAAAGTAACTGCAACATTATTTTCACTTATAATCCTGTCTAAATAAAATTTTCTAGAAGGAAACTCTATTGGAGGAGAGGCATCGCCTGTTTCTCCATATAAATATTTCTTAAGGGTTGATCTCTGAATTAGAGCTTTACCAACTAAATCTTCATTTCTTATTGTTCCTATTGATGCGGAAAAAGTATTAAGAACATTTGCAATAGTAAGCTCTGGACGATTCATAGCCCCGTCTGCATTTATTTCTAAAGAAGACATTTCTATTGGCAGAGCTGTATACGTTCTTACTGTGTAAGGACTACTTTTATCTCTGAATTGTACAGTGGATAAATCTGCTTCAACGCCTGGATGAAAGTATAAAGTCGTACTAGAGTCTAGCTCTAACTCAAATAAGTATACTAACTCACTTCCAGGCTCAATTATCTGTACACTATCAATTAATTCTGTCATGCTTCGTAAACTCTTCTGAAAGTTGCTGATGCGCTATAAAAGTCATCGTAAGAATATGATTGAGAAAAAGAATCACAAACTACTTTGATTATTTTTTCATTATCAGTACTACTATCCGATATGCCTGTTGTTTCTTCAGTAGTTGCGTTGTCTGGAACAGTAAAATTAAAAGCCGTAACTCCCTGCAAAGATCCTAAGTATCCTGTAATATCATCAATCTCTTCTTTTGTACGATTATTAAAAGTTACACTGTAGCTTTCTTGTAAACTATTAATCCCATTTGCAATTCTCTGTTCGTATCCATCTCCAAACTGAGCCAATAAAACTCTTGGCTGAGTTTGACGAGTCATTCCTTTATCTGGAAGTATTTGACGCGATCCATAAGTAGCTGTGGTTGCAAATCCTAGTGCCATTATGCTGCTCCATACGGACTAAGCATTCCGCCTGATCTCTTCTGATTCTGAATTTCTTTTTGTACTGCCATTGCAATTGCCTTTCCAAACTCTGCCGACTGATTTCCTCGATTTTCAACATTAGTGTTAGCCATACCACTCTCATTAACTGAAACATTTACAGTAACATTATTTTGTTGATTTGTTCCGCTCATTTGAACAGGAATAGACTTTCCGTCCGGTAACGGAACTACTGCTTCTGTGCCATGTAAAAGTGCAGGATATCCAGTTCTAGGGCCTTTTGCAACTCCTCCATACCCATAAGACATTTTCTTTCCGTTTGAAAAAATTCCCCCACTGCCTCCTGAAGGAGCGCCGTAAAAAGAAGCCCAAGCATCTGCTCCTGCGTTAGAAGCAGGAAGAGAGCCAGTAGTTTGAGTGCCTCCTCCAATAATGCCTATAGTACCTTCTATAATTTTTATAGCAATTAAACGAGCTAAGACTTGGGATAAAGCTTGAAGTACGCCTATAGCCATACTTTTGAAAGCATCTTTTACACTCTTTGTTCCCTGTATTATAGAATCAAACGCAGATACCAAGCCATTTTGAAAATTATCTGTAAAAGTTTGAGAAAGCTGACCAAGAGCTGAAATATCTTTTTCTACCTGTACACTTCTTCTTTGTAAAACTGCGAGCTCTGCTTGTGCTATTGCTAATTGTCTCTTTTTAGCTTCTTCTTGTTGTGGAGTTAAACTTCCTTGCTCTATTGCTAATAATAACTGTCTTATTTCTAGTCGTTTACTTTCTTCTGCTGCTAAAGCAGACTCTAACTTTATTCTGTCTTGTATTTGCTTTGCTAAAACTGCTCCTGAACGGAAAGAGTCTTGAGACCTTTCATTTCTGTCTATTTCCTCTAACTTTAGTTTTTGTTGGGACTGCAATAAACTATCAACTTTATTTTTTAAAGTTATAAAACTTCCTCCTGCTTCTGTATTTAATTTTGCAAGAGTATCACTTCCTAAAGATAGACTGGCCATTTCTTCAGTAGCAGCTCGTGCATTTTTTCCAGAATTTTCTAAAGCAAGGGCCAAATTAAGTAAGTCATCTGGATTTCTTAAGGCTTCTTGTAAAGTTTCTAATGAGTCTGTAAAACTAGCGTCAAAAGAAATAGCTCTACTACCAGCATTTTGTAGTTCTGTAAGTTTATCTATTAAAGTGTCGAAATCTCCGCCTGATTCTGCTATTGCCTCTTGTATTTGAGGTAAATCGAATTCTTCCAAAGCCTGTAAAGCTTCAGGTATAGTTCCTGCAGCTTTCGCGTCTTCCAACATTCTAGTAAATGGAAGAGTTTGCAAGGCAGAAGCAGTTCTTCTACCAATATTTGCATCTTCTGTAGCAGTTACTGGACCCACAAAGTCTAGCCCAAATCCAGGTTTAGCACTTCTAAAATCTTCTTGTAAAGCTTCAAGGGTTTCTTTATATTTTGCTAATCTTTCTTCTGCTGTTTTTGCGGCTTGTCCATTTTCTTGTAGTCTAGTACTAAGATTGTTAAGTCCTACAAGTATTTCTCCTTTCTGATATTGTTCTGCTAAATTAGAAGTTTCTTCTGCAGAGGCTCTTAGCCCCTCCGCAAATTCACGTAATCCACTGCCTGCATTTTCAGCTCCGTCAGCTAAGGAATTTTGTGTATTTTCTAATGCCTCTAAAGGACCTGATAAATCTATAACTTTATTTGCAACTTCTAATAGGTTCTTTACACCTTCTATAATAATATTAATAACAGCAACGAGGCCTGTTGCAAGTGCATTTTGTACAAAAGCTAGTGCATCTGCTACTGCGGCTACTCCGGTTTTTATAGTTTTTACTACTCCAGAATTTATTATTTTATCTAAAAATTGTAAAATACTTACTGTAACATCATATGCATTTCTGCCTAGCTCTACCAAACCTTCGTATACTATTGTAATTATTCCTATCCAGCCAGCTAAACTTAGAGCTTTGGACACTAAAGCTCCTGTTCTAGTAGCCGCAGTGCCCATAGCTCCCATAGCAGACGCCCAGCCCTTTTTTAAAGCTGTAGTTCCTACATTCATGGAAAGCGTCATTTTTTTCCAGAGAGTTGCAATTTTTTTAGTAGTGCTAACAGTAGTGGTTTCGCTTTGCTTTAATGCAGCCTTAAAAGAACGAACTCTTTTTATATCTTCGCCCTTAAATATACCTGAAACTATCTTTCCATGTTCTAGATATTGCTTTTCTGCAGACTTTAAAGCTTTCTTTAAGTTAGCTTTATCTACTCCAGTTAAAGAATCTCCTGCCTGCATTTTTGCAAAAATTCTAGAAGAAGACCCTCTGTCTACAAAGCCTGAGGCTTCTCTAGTTGCTTTTGTTAGTCCTTTTTGACGAGTTTTTTCTGCGCTAGCAGTCGTTTCTTCTAATTTTTTTCTATATTGCTGTAAATTTATTTTTGCTTTATCGTAAGCTTCCGTATGCTTTTGTTTAAACTCAGAAAGTTTCTGATTAAAAGAATCCATAGGATTCATGCTTTTAATAATAGAAGCAGCAATTAGTCCAAAAACTGCTATAGCAGCTCCTGCTGATCTTGTTATAATTGTAGCAAACCCTTCAAACAAAGGTAGAACTGATTGAGATATATCTTTTACTAAAGTATCAAAAGTTACTTGAAGTTGTTTAAAAGGATTTACTTGTAATTCTTGTTGACCAAACTGCTGATTTAATTGTCTTTGAGTTTCAACTAAAACGGCTTGGCTTCTTTCGAACTCGGTTAATTCTTTTGCATTTTTTCCAAGAGCATCAGCATACCGTTTAGTAGCATTTTCTAATCTTAGAGTAATACCTAATTCGTCTAAAAGTTCTGGCTCTGCTTTAGATACACCCCTTAAAAGACGGCTAAAAGAATCCTCAAAGTCTCTGCCTAAAGCAGAAGATACTTTTCTAGCGCCTATAGCTAATTCATTTAATTGATCTGGAGAGAATCCTTTTGCTAAGCCAATCGCTGCAGCTTCAGAAGATTGTCTAAAAGTAAGCATACCTCCACTAGCATCTTGTAAAGCATTAGTAACAGATTTAATTGCAACACCGCTGCTTTGTGCAAAAGATTGTTGAGATTTTTCTAAATTTGCTAAATCTGCTTGCTCTTGAAAAAATCTAAAGGCTGCCGATATTGCGAATATATTTGCTGCAAGAGTTGCATATGCAGGGACAAGGCCGCCTGTAATACCCTGTGCCATTTTTGAAAAGTTTTTAGTAGTATTTGAAGATGTGCGAGCAGCACCTTTTAGATTTCGATCAGCAGTTCTAGCACCTTTGGCGGTTCTTTCTAACCCCTCTCCGGCTGCTTTTGCTTTTTTACCTAGAACAGATAGATTTCCTTGATCGTCTATCTTTACTTTTATATTTATCGTATTGTCAGCCATTAGCCTTTAACATTATGGGTGTAGTTTTTTCCACCGCTTTTTGACTTACGTTCGTCTGCTTTACGCTTTCTTTCTGCCTCTTCAAATCTATGATTCATTAATATTCTTTCGTAGGTTTTCATAAAATACAAGGTACTTCGTTTATCTTTTATTTCATATGTAGAAAATAAGAGATCACAACTTGACCAATCCTTTCCCATGTAAGAGCCTGACATTCCTTCCCAAACGTCTGAGAGAAGGTTAAACATAAAAAATGCCACTTGAACCTCATCAGGAAAATCTGATTCGGTAAGCGGCATCTTTTGGGGATCAGGTTCTTCGCCTAATTGCTCACATATAGATAAATATTTATCTATATTAAAGTTTGAGTTCTGTTCTCTCACATAGCGAGCAAGTAGGTCTTGAACTCTTTCTACTTGCTCCCAGTAAAATTTTCTA